ATACATTCCCCTGATAATGACGCCATTGGTGTACGATCCACAAAATTTTACTCCTCGTCGCGGCGTGATGACACGCTACGCGAAGAAAGTGGTTCGTCCAGAATTTTTTGGAAAAATTTATATCGACAAGCTCAACCTCGTCTAATAGATTTTGTAACACGATTAGTAAATGGGGGTGGCCGAAAGGTCACCCCTTTTTATTGTTATAAAGTTATGGTTATATAAACTATTTTGATATTTATAGTATATGACTCTAATAGAGGGCTTGTAATATGGGTAATTTTTATGTGTATGTACATTTACGAGCAGACGGAACACCTTTTTATGTAGGAAAAGGTAAAGGTAACCGTGCGCATGAATTAAAAATTTCTAGAAGAAATTCTTTCTGGGTAAACGTTGCTAAAAAAGAATATGGGGATATTACAAAAGTTCCCGTAGAATTAATATATACCAATTTAACCGAAGATATGGCACATGAATTGGAAATATTGACCATAAAAAAATATGGAAGACGAAATAATAATACGGGTATACTAGCAAATCTTACAGATGGTGGTGAAGGGACGTCTGGGATAATACGATCAGTAGAATACAGTCAGAATATTTCAAAGAGAATGTCGGGGAAAAATCACCCATATTACAATAAAGTTGGACCTAATTTTGGCAAATCGTGTTCTGAATTTACTAAACAAAAATTACGTGAAATTAATTTAGGTGATAAAAACCCTAACTTTGGGACGGTGCGAAGTTTGGAATCAAGAGTAAAAACTAGGCAGTCAAACATTAAAAATAAATCAGTGCATTTAACAAAAAAACACAACGATAAAATGTCTATGAGTAAATCTGGTGGGAAAATTTATACAGTAATTTCACCAAATGGGCAAGAATTTACTTTTATTAATCAAGCATCATTTGCTAGAGAACATGACGTATCACAGCAATCATTGAGTAGGTTATTGAGAGGAGAACGTAAAAGTTATTTGGGTTGGACGGTAAAAGCTATAAATATTTCTGAGGAAAATCATGCAAAATCGTGAACCAATTATATTCGAAGAAAGTCCCGTAAATCCGGTTAATTTAACTGCGTTTGGGTTCTACGATTATGACGCGGAATTTCAAACGGAAGCTCCGCAAGTTGCCTCATTTGTAGCAAGACGGTTGGGGTATCCTGTCGTAGATGTTGAACTCACGCATCGTCAACTGTATACGTGTCTAGAAGAAGCAATCACTACGTATAGCAATCAAGTCAATCAATTCAATGCCCGTGAACATATGTTGTCCATGCAGGGTATGAGTACATCGACCAATATTACCCAACGAAATATTGTATCCACGCCACTGCCACAGCTGGTAAAATTATCTGCGCAATATGGTACGGAAGCAGACAGTGGGGGAAGTGTAACGGTAAAAAAAGGATTTGTTACTGCATCTGCATATCAACAATCATATGACCTAAAAAAACTATGGGCAGACCCATATGAAAGTGGATCGGCAATAGAAATTCGTCGTATCTATCATCAGATGCCACCCGCAATTGCTCGATACTATGATCCATTTGCTACTACGGGTCTTGGATTAACAAATCTTATGAGTGAATTTGGGTTTGATGGATATAGTCCACCGGTAACCTTCGTCATGATGCCTGCATTTGAAGATTTATTGCGTATTCAAGCAATTGAAATTAATGATATGATTCGTAAAAGTCAATATAGTTTTACGGTGTCCAACAATATTATCAGATTCACCCCCATTTTTACCAAAGATACCCAAGTATGGTTTGATTATGTGGTGGTATCAGATAAACAAAGTGGAAACGCATTATTGCAATCTGGATCAGAAAATAGCACAGTATCCGATCTCTCTAATATTCCATATGACAACATTCAATACAAAAATATCAATAGTATTGGAAGAAATTGGGTATACCGATACACGCTTGCGTTAGCAAAGGAAGTGTTGGGCAATATTCGTTCCAAGTACGAAAATATTCCTATACCTGACGCACAGATACGAATGGACGGTGATGCACTTCGGAGAGAATCTGCGCAAGAAAAAGATAATTTAATCAAAGAAATTCGGGAGACATTGGAACAAACTGGACATCAAGCACAAATGAAAAAGCACATGGAAAACGCAGAAGCAATGCAAGCAATGTTTAAGTACATTCCAGTTCCTTTTTACATCTTATAATATATGCCACGTTTCGTATCCGAAAGAGATTATCTATTCTTTCAGCACATCAACCGAGAAATAGTTGTAGATGTGGTGGACGTAGAAGTAATCCTATATAAAATAATACATGATATTATCAGTGTGAATATTTACGGTGAATCTACCACTAAACCACGATATCGTGGTATTAGTTTGAATGCCTTGGTAAAATATCCAAAAACCAATCCTAAAGCTGAAGGGTTTGGCTATGATGCAGAACAACCTGGCGTGGAATTTCGATTTGTGCGGAAAATATTGGAAGATGTTGACGTATATCCAGATGTTGGTGACATTATTCATTATAATGAAAATTATTATGAGATTGATAATACCAATGAAATTCAATTAATTGCAAGTAGACCCGAATACAATCACAATATTATTTGTGAGGCGCACTTGACTCGTCTAAGTAGTCTTAATATTGAGGAAACCCATACATGAGTACGCCCATATTTGATAGAAATAGAATTGTATTACCCAACCGATATAATCGTGGAACTGATAACAAAAATGTTCCAGGAGTCAGCTCTCCGGTATCGGTAGGGTTATATACAATTGACAATGCCATTCTGAAATATCTACAGACAAAAATTAAACCCGTGGTTATGCAAGACGGAAAGCAAATACAAATTCCAGTGATTTATGGTAATCCGGAACGATGGAAAAGTGCGCAGCAAGATGGGAATATTCGTGATAAGAACGGAAAACTTATGCTACCAATTATTATGGTCAAACGTTCTACCATGAAGAAAAATGCAATGGCATCCCCGGTCAACAAATATCAACAATATACGTTTAAAACGGGATGGAATTCCAGAAACATCTACGATAGATTTACGGCACAAAACGGTATTACCCCAAGTCAAATCTATCATACGACAATGATTCCAGATTATTATGATTTTACCTATGATGCGATGATTTGGACAGAATATATGGAACAAATGAATGGGGTGGTAGAAAATATTTCATTTGAAAGTGATGAATATTGGGGAGAAGCAAATAATTATAAATTTATTACCAAGATTACACAATTCGAACAAATGACCGAGACGCCGGCATTAAATGATCGGTTAGTTCGTAATAAATTTTCTATTGAAGTAAAGGCATACATTCTTCCACAAAGTGCATTGGATAAAAATGGGAACCGTGGGGCAACTACACAGTTGCAATATTCTCCAAAAAAGGTAGTGTTTGATACGGAAATTGTTACAAATCTTGTATAACAATAAGTTTGGAATTGATGGGTGATATTTATTAATAAGATTATATAAGTAATCAATCTATACATTAATGAGGCACGTATGAAGAAAGTTACGGATGCAGAATTGTTGGAAATTCAAACATTGCGGGAAACACTATTAGAAGTAATTACTGCAACGGGAGAACTAACGTTAAATAAGTTCATGTTACAGAACCAATTAGATGCTGTAACCTCCGAGATTACCAAACAACAAGATAAGTTTATAGATTTCCAAGCAAAAGAAAGGGTTTTATTTGAGAAGTTGCAACAGACATATGGAACTGGTAACATCAATATGGAAACCGGGGAAGTATCAGAATAATATAACCCATTTGGAGGATTCGTATGGCAAATGAAAGAATTGTTTCCCCTGGCGTATTTACCAGAGAAAAGGATTTGAGTTTCCTGACTCAAGGTATTAGTGAGATTGGGGCAGCATTTATTGGACCGACACCAAAAGGTCCGGCGTTTATACCGTCTATTGTAAGAAGTCAGCAAGAATACGTCACAAAATTTGGTGATGCAGATGCAAACGCATACACAGGCATGACGGTGAAGAATTATCTCCGTGAATCTGGAGTTGCAACAATTGTTCGTACGCTAGGATTAAGTGGATATCTTCCTACTACCGCACAATCGGTTGCAATTTACGCATCTGGTTCTACTGGTAAAAAACTGTATGCAGTACTACATCCTACTAGCACGGGTGTATCATTGGTCACGGCCTCAGCAGCAGGAACTACGGCAAGTTTCAGTGTTCTCGTCAGTGGATCAGCAGGCACCAATATTAGTGCAAGTGGATTAAGTCCCGTAGAAGGATCATCGACATATTTTGGAGATTATTTCTTCACAGGAACAACTACGGTAAAAAATTCATATGTATATGCGTTGTTCCCAGATGCTATTACATCGTCATTAGGTGCAACGCCAATCATGACAGCAGAAACATCCAGTACAATATTAAATTTCTCTGGATCAAGTTTCTCTAATGCACATACGCCATGGATTCAATCACAAACAATTGGTAGTATTAAGACCGACTTGTTCAGATTATATACGTTGGGTGACGGTAATGCAGCAAATAGTGAAATTAAGGTATCATTCTCCAATGTGAAGCCGAGTACGGATACATTATATCAATATGGTACATTCTCTATGGTAATTCGTCGGTTTACAGACACCGATGCACGTCAAGAAATACTGGAACAGTATGACAACTTAGTACTTGACCCCAATAGCCCACAGTATATTGCTAGAGTCATTGGCAATAGTGTCCCAACCACCGATGCGGTAACGGGAGAACGATATTATCAGGGTGACTTCCCCAATATGTCACAATACGTGTATGTAACGATGGCTACGGGAGTACTTGCCCCTACAGCATTACCGTTTGGATTCCAAGCAGTGGAAGCACCGGTGGTAGTTGCAACGGGTGCATTGAATGCACCAACTTATGTGACGAGTCGCTGGTATAATACTACCACAACATCGGCATCATATACAACCGAATCTATTGATAGAAAATATTTCTATGGATGGGATTTTGCAAGTACGAACGAAGCATGTCTATCCTATATTGCACCTATTCCACAAGGCGCGGTACAAGTTGGATCATCCTTCAATCTGGAAAACATCACCGACGTACCTAGTACGGGAAGTACGGCAAAGGCAATCAGTATTACCGATAGTGATAGTCTCAATTATCGTAGATTTACCGTTCCATTCCAAGGTGGATTTGACGGATTAAATCCTGCGAGATCTATCAATTTAGGAGCAGACATTGTTTCTACAAATAGCCAAGGATTTAATCTCCAAAGTTCTGTGACGGATGGATCAAGGGCATACAAGAAAGCATTAGATGCACTGAGCAATCCTGATCAGTTTGATTTTAATCTCCTTGTTCTTCCCGGCGTAATTTATGAATACCATTCATATGTTGCAACAGAAGCATTGGCACTTTGTGAAAATCGTGGAGATGCATTTTATATCATGGATACAACAAATATAAATGCAACTCTTGCAACTGCGACTGCAAAGGCGGGAGAAATTGATAGTAACTACGCAGCAACCTACTATCCGTGGTTACGAGTCATTGACACCAATACCAATAAACTCTTATGGGTACCGCCGTCAGTAATTCTTCCAGAAATTTACGCTTACAACGACAATGTTGCAGCAGAATGGTTTGCACCTGCTGGATTAAATCGTGGTGGCATTGCAAGTGCAGTTGGTGTCAAGGTTCGCTTACCGCAAGCAAGTCGTGATACGCTCTACGAAGGAAAGGTGAACCCAATCGCACAGTTTCCTGGTCAAGGTATCTGTGTATGGGGTCAGAAGACACTACAACGTCGTTCATCAGCACTAGATCGTGTGAATGTCCGTCGTTTGTTAATCGCGGTCAAGAAGTATATTGCAAGTTCTGCACGATACTTAGTATTTGAACAAAATGTTGAAGCAACCAGAAATCGTTTCCTCAACATTGTCAACCCATACCTCGCAAGTGTACAAGAACGGTCTGGACTGTACGCATTCCGTGTGGTAATGGATGAAACAAATAACACGCCTGATGTGATTGATAGAAATATCCTGTATGGACAACTCTATCTACAACCCACACGAACAGCTGAATTCATCATTCTTGATTTCAATGTTCTTCCAACAGGCGCGACGTTCCCAACCGCGTAAATTGAGAAACGTGGGGGAGGTAAACTCTCCCCCACAATTTTCAACCTTCTTATATTTATAGTTAGATATCCTTTCGGAGATTATACATGGCAAACCTAGTATCAGAACAAGAGCTGTTCTTTACAGCATTTGAACCAAAAATGAAGAATCGTTTCATCCTGTATATGGATGGAATTCCTTCATATCTTGTAAATAAAGTATCTCGCCCCAAATTAACACAAGAAGCAAAGGCGCTTGATCATATCAATCTACAACGATATGTCAAGGGAAAAAGTAAATGGGGTACAATGTCATTAACGTTGTACGATCCAATTGTCCCCTCTGGCGCTCAAGCAGTCATGGAATGGGTCCGTCTTCACCATGAATCGGTCACCGGTCGTGACGGATATCTTGAATTCTACAAGAAAGATTTAACCCTCAACGTCCTCGGACCTGTGGGCGATAAAGTAGAAGAATGGATTATTAAGGGCGCGCAGATTACGGATGCAACCTTCGGTGATATGGCATGGAGTGACGATGCGCAGTTGGAAATCACATTAACCATCCAACCCGACTATTGTGTGCTCAATTTTTGATTATATGGTATTTTTTATAGTATTCAACACGAAATAATCAAATTGAAGTTTTAGAATTTCTCCGTGATATATATAGTAAACGTATATCACGGAGAAATTTTTATGTTTAAGTGCCCAAGATGCAATGAAGAACATCTATCTTATAATTCATTGTCAAAACACACACGAATTACTTATAAATTAAGCGGCGAACAATTATATCGTGAATATTATAATATAAAAGAAATACCTACGTGTAAGTGTGGTTGTGGCATCCCTACAAAGTGGCGTATTGACCGTGGGTATGGTGAATATGTTGCTGGGCACAACGCAAGAATGAGCAATCCTATGGCAGGTAAAACGCACTCGGAAATAGCCAAGCAAAATATATCACAAAAACGTAAAGAAAAATTTGCTAACGGCGAGTATAATTTTATTAATTCAGAAAAATGGTCAACCGCTCAGAAAGAAGTTTGGAACCGCATTGGATATAAAGAAAAAATGAAAGAAGCTAGGGAAAATTCAGGTTGGCGCAAAAAATTATCTTCTGCACACAAAGGTGAAAAAAATTATTTTTACGGCAAAAAAAGACCGGAACACAGTAAACTCATGAAAACTCCAGAAATGATGGAAAAGATATTTGCTAAACGTAGTATGACTGATATTGAACAGTTGATGGTGACTATGCTTGAGCAAATAAACGTTCCACATCATTCACAGTTTTTTATCAAACACAATGATGATACCTACGCCTACGATTTCAAACTCAAAGAGTTGCCAATTTTAATTGAAGTGGATGGCGATTACTGGCACGGTGGTCCTGGCACAAACAAACACGTTCCATTCGTTACAGAAGTACAGGATAACGATAATATCAAAGATGTCGTTGCCGAACAACACGGTTATACGGTATTACGCTTTTGGGGCAGTGATGTTAAATCACGCCCCTTCTGGGTCATCCAACAAATATTATCATCTATATCCCCGACATAAAGTTATAAATTGCGGTGTGGAGATTTTGTATATAAAGTCATATAAAAACACTCTATTAAGACACTTTTTGATATTTATACTAGAGTCGTCTTTACAATGAGAATTCTATGGCAGATATTACCGATTTTCAAATTGGTCAAGGTGAAACATTCAAAGTTATGGTACAATTACTGAATCAAAGTAATAATAATATCCCATTGGACATAACAGACTATACACTTACCGGCCAACTTCGTGAAAATTATACTACCGACGAACTTGCCGCTGACTTTACATTTGAAAAACTACAACCGTATCCCAGTGGAGCAGTGTTCATTCAATTGCCCGCCGACACAACAGCAACGCTATCGCAAAGAAAATATGTATATGATATCACCCTCACCAGTGGATCAATCACTCGTAGAATTCTAGAAGGTGGATTAACGGTCAGACCCGCTGTAACGAGATAATAGATGAGCGAAATAAAACTGGACATACCAAATTTATTGGTGGTAGTGGATAAAGGCGATCAATATAATGTAAAACTGACCCCAGCATTAACCGTAACGTCGCAAACTGCTGGTACATTTTTTAAATATGCAGATTATGCAAATCTTGCAGGGCTTGCCACTTTAGCAACTACGGCATCTTATGCATTGGCTTCTGCGGGTACTATTACCGATGCTATTAATGCACAGACCGCCAGTACCGTATTGGGTGGTACACAATATTACCTTCCATTGTGGAGTAGTGCCACCACACTAACGTCCAGTTTAATATATCAAACCGGATCGAGTATACTCATTGGGTCAACCACACAACATACTCCAGAAGCACCTGACGCGCTTGGTATATATGCGGGAGTAACTGATTCCTATAATCTACTGTCTGCGCACGGATCTATTGATAATTATTTACAATTAAATGTCAAGAATTTTAGTACGGGAATAACGGCATCCGCAGATATCGTTGCATATAATGATAGTGATGTATTCCTCGACATGGGGGTGAATTCCAGTACGTATGACTTTGGTGGTATTGGTGGGCCAAACGATGCGTATTTCTTTGCAAGTTCGGTTGCGAGCGGTGAAGGCGATTTATTAATTGGTAATACCTCGCCAAATAAACGGATTATCTTATTCACCGGCGGGGGTGACGCAGATGCAAACGCCCGAGTATATATCAATCCAGTTGGCGTCGTCGGTATTAATACCACACAATACAATGCAGTTCAACCAGAAGCACTGACCGTCCGTGCATTAACTAACACCTATAATTTGATTAAGGCATCATCAAATATCAATAATTATAGTCAGATTGTTATGCAAAATGAAGCCCCTGGTACCAACGCTTCTTCTGATATCGTCGCCGCTGCAGATAATAGTACGGAAACGGTTAATTATATTGACATGGGTGTCAACAGTAGTGCGTTTAATACGGGGTACGTCGGTGACGCCAACGATGCATACCTCTACTCCACGGCAAAACATTTACATATCGGTAACGTCTCCAATGAATATGTGGCATTTTTTGCCGGTGGTAGTGACGTAGACGTACATAATAAGTTTGTAATATCCCCGAACAATCAACACAGCATGACGGGATCGTTGACGTTGACGGGCACTCTTACAACACTTGCGGGTACCATTAATAATATAACTGCCTCCTATGCAATGACGGCAAGTTATGTGTCTGGAGCAGCAAGTACATGGGACACAATTGCAAACAAACCATCGGGATTAGTATCCAGTTCTTCACAGATCAATACGGGATCGTTTAGTGGATCATTTACTGGTACATTAACGGGTACGGGTAGTTGGGCAGTTTCTGCGTCACGGGCAACTACGGCATCGTTTGCAACTACCGCGTCGTATGTAGATTATACCAATGTGGCAAACAAACCTACGTTGATATCCAGTTCAACTCAAATTAATACAGGATCATTTAGCGGATCATTTACAGGTACGTTTATTGGGACGGCAAGTGTCGCAAGTACGGCAGTAAGTGCATCATATGTATCAATATCGGGACTTCCTGTAGGAACAGTCTCCAGTTCTACGCAAGTCTCATATACAAGTATATCTAATGTTCCCGCTAATATCGTCAGTAGTTCTGCCCAAGTTACAGCACTGCTGCCAACCGGAGCGGTATCGAGCTCGGCGCAAATTAATACCGGTTCGTTTACGGGATCGTTTATAGGTACACATTCTGGTTCAACTTTTGGTACCGCAAGTTGGGCGTCTAATGTAATCAGTGCATCATATATCTCCCCGTCAGGACTGCCCTCAGGAGTAGTCTCCAGTTCGTCACAAGTCTCGTATACGGGACTCAGTAATATCCCGACAGGTATAGTGTCCAGTTCTACTCAAGCAAGTACATGGACCGTTGCTACATCATCAATTGCCACGTCCGCATCTTACGCATTAACGGCAAGTTATGTAGCAGGAGCAGTTGCAGATTGGAATACATTAGCCAATAAACCAGCTGGGTTAGTATCAAGTTCTACACAAATTAATACGGGATCATTTAGTGGATCATTTACAGGAAATTTTATCGGTACGAGTAGTTGGGCCAGTAATGTAATATCCAGTTCATTTGCTACTACTGCTTCTGCGGCCACGTCCATCACGTTTACCCCAGCATCAGCGTCATTTGCAACCACAGCAAGTTATGCATTAAATGCTAGTGGTGGTACGGGAACCGGATTTCCATTCAGTGGATCAGCAATTATTACGGGATCGTTGTTAGTATCGCAGAGTGGAGTAAATGTTACAGGGTCGGTAAATGTATTGGGAAATATATCATCCACCGCAATAATTGCAACTACGATTACTGCAAGTAATGGAATTTCAACGTCAATCTCAGCATCAAATATTACCAATGGTATACCAACATCGAATGCATGGCAAACAAGTTTAAACGGATCATATTTTAATAACTTTACATCCAACACAAATGTGTCAGAAATACTACGATTTGTTGCGGGACTATTGTCAGCATCAGCGCCAGATGCAGCTCCAAATACCAAAACGTTTAGTACCGTTACGGCAAACCAAGTTAATGCAACCACGGGTACAGTAACAGTAGGAAATGTTCCACAAGCTAGTACAAATGCAACAATTAACTATCTAAATTCCAGAGGATTTGCAACGGTTGGTAGTGCAATATTTGCAGGAATTAGTCCCATTTATACTGCAACTAATTATGGATATACCTATACATCGGTTGCCGCAGGAACAACCACTGTATCATCGTCAGTCGATGCACAATTGTTTGGTTTGGGACAACTATCATCCGGAACTCCCACCAATTTTAACGTATCGGGATCATTCACGTTTAAATTCAAAGATAATAGTACGAAAACCGACACCGCAACATCCAGTTCGGGTCAAATTATTACACAAACTGGTGCTGGAACAACTAATGGTGTAACCTTAGCAAAAATTAATACAGTAAATTCCGCAGTCATTCCCGCAGCATATCAAGATGGAAAGTTTGCGGCAGCGTTTGCACCGTCTCTATATACAGGAAGTGCAACCACGGTGAGTAGTAGTGGATATGTACACATTTCTGCATCTATTTCCATCGCAAGTGGGTCGGGATTATACAATACACCCATTACAAGTAGTAATGAAATATTCTGGGCACCACTAGCAACCATATCCGCCAATATACCCGCACAAACTCCAACGGTAACGGGTTCTATGGCCGTATTAACCGCGACCTCACGGTCATTGAGTGGTGCACCATACCTAAGTGGGTCAACGTATAGTCTCTCGGGGTCGGTGTCGGGTGCATTCAACCCGTTGTATTTTGTGGGAAATATTACGACCACCGCAAATTCTGGGATCGGACTATCGGGAACTACGACAGTTACTACAAACGCCGCCGGAGTAGCTACTGCAAATGCGGTATATGATTCTACTGGAGTTACTGCTCGCGCAACATCAACCGTTCCTTTTGAAACCGATGTCATAAAAGTTAATCAGTTAGTTACATTTGCCGCAAGTACAAATACAAATATTGCACAATCTAGTATAACACCCACAACATTTACGATAACAACGAGTGGATTAAATAAAGCCGGAACCGCAACTACCAGTGTACAAACGGTAAACTATCATACCGCAGGAACATTTGGTCAGCCTGTATCAAGCGGTTCAATGGCGTATTGGGGAAGAAATCAAGGAACAGATACTTCCCCCAGCGGGTCAAGTACAACGGTAACGGAAGCATTCTTAGGGGAAAATAATCGTATCCAATTAACTGATAGTGTACTATCCTTCACAGGAACCGCATGGAACACTGGGTCGGTGTTTTATAACTTGGGATCAAAGGATTTACAAGTAAAACCAGGATATTTAGTGACGCCGGGTGGTACAAACGGATATTGGATAACCAACCCAAGTTCGGCAAGTACATACAAATATTATATACGAAGATTCCAGGTATCTCCCGCATCAACAAAAACAACTATGACATTAAATTTGGGAGTTACATTATTAGATTGGGAATCTACATCGGCGGGAGTAGCAGCATTAATTTTATTTGAATCGTCAAACTCCACCACGCCAAATGTTACTGCAGGAAGAGCACGATTCTATGATCCTACCCAAACAACAGCACAATCTGCATTCACCGTTGCCGCAAACACCGATGGAACGAACCCATTTGGGGCTAGCATTGATATATATGATAATAGTAATGGTGGCAGCGTCGCCTCAAATGTCTATACAGTCGGCATCTACAACCCAGCCGGTATGATTTTGAATAGTACATATGATGAAATATATGTATTAGTTAGATATAACGGCGATCCAACTCCAATAACAAGTATGACAGTAACATGGTAAGTAAGATGACTATTCAGCACTCAATATCAAGAGAATATAATGTCGATAGATAATACAAAGAAATCTGGACGGCTACTTCAAAGTAGACGATATACACATGATACACTTTCGGATTTCCAAGAAGCGTTTACATCCACATTGGATATTAATGCGGGTGATATTTACATTGACCAATCATTAATACCCACCAGTAGCCTACCATTCAGCGGTAGTGGTCAGCATTTAGCCACGTATTCGGGCAGTCTGAAATATTATTATCGACAAGCATTAACCAAATCAGACTTAAATAACGAAGTCTGGTTTTTTCTCGTACCCTCTGCGTCATCGGCGGGCATTGGGGCACAAATAATTACTGGTAGTCAACAAACTAATTTCATTTCACCTAAATATGCGGCACCAACCGTATTCAATAATACAGAAGGTACTCCCCCTGGATATGGGGTGGCAGTGTATGTATCTACCAATCCAACAACACCGGCAGCAGGTGATATTTACTCCACTGCTAATTACGCATTTGATTATAAGACCGGCGTATTGCAATTTAGTTCATCCGCAGTAGCACCAACTGCGGGGCAATATGTATATATGTCCGCATATCAATATATTGGACGAACCTTAAGTTCCATAACCACACCAACTGGCGTAGTGTCTGCGTCATATGCACTTACGGCAAGCTACGTGTCTGGTGGAGCCGCAGATTGGAATACCTTGGCTAACAAACCCGCGGGGATAGTCTCCAGTTCTACTCAAATTAATACGGGGTCGTTTAGTGGGTCATTCATCGGATCATTAACGGGCACTGGAAGTTGGGCGGTGTCTGCGTCCTATGTACTTCCAACCGGATTGCCGAATGGGATCGTATCTAGTTCTATACAGGTTACTACCTTCTTACCAACCGGCGTGGTTTCTAGTTCTACGCAAATCAACACCGGTTCATTTACAGGATCATTTACAGGTACACTAATCGGCACTGGTAGTTGGGCTACTTCCGCATCATATGCAATTACCTCTTCATTAGCAATTAATAACATAGTAACAGCTAGTGTATCTAATACCACAATTACTTTTACAAAAGGTGACAATACTCAATTTAGTGTTACGGTTGCGCAGTCTGGATCAGTGTCCACCGCATCATATGCAACATTGGCAGCAAGTGCATTTACCGCATCGTATGTAGATTATCCGAACATTGCTAATAAACCCACGTTGATATCTAGTTCAACCCAAATCAATACGGGATCGTTTACTGGGTCATTTACGGGTACATTAACAGGAACCGGCAGTTGGGCAACTAACGCTATTTCTAGTTCATTTGCAACCACTGCTTCTGCAGCAACGTCCATTACCTTTACACCGACCACTGCTTCATTTGCCACTACGGCATCTTATGCATTAAATGCAATTGCGACACTTCCTAGTGGACTTATTTCAAGTTCCGCGCAGGTTACCGCAAGTTTGGTGGGCACAACCATCAATCCCTCAATCGTATCAGCAAGTACCGTGAGTGCGTCTGCATTACACGTTACTACATTGGCTACCGTTAAGGGTCCGTTAGAATTACAAAAGACTTCTACACCTTCTCCGATTAATGCAAATTCGGCATATTGGTTTGTGAGTGGAGCAAATAATAATTTTGGACAAGATTTATATTATACCCACAATGGTGATACCAACCGTATGGATTGGTTTGAAGGAATGTTGGGGTCTAGTCTACTCTATGGCGGCATCGTCAGTTGGAGTGCGGCAAACATATACGTGTCCAGTGGATCAGGGTTAATTGTCAATCATAATGTATCCACGGGGTCGGAAGCATCACCGACAATTACCTATATACAATGGCCTAGCCAATCCGCTGCAATTTCTGGTATTAGTACACGGCAAGTTACCTATCTGTATATTGATACCACGGGCACGATACAACAACAAACAACTCCATTTACCCCCGAGCAATATTATCAATATATTCCCTTGGGAGCCGTTGGACATTTTGATTATGCAAATGTTACGGCATTTGGTGGAAGCGTTACTACCCATTATAATCAAATTCAACAAACGAACACCTTTATTGATGCATTTGGACCATTAAAATTAAGTGGATATACCATTACCGCACAACCATCATCATTACGATTAAGTGTTGGGTTAGGTAAGGGATTTATCCACGGGGGATTCTATAAGCAAAATCCGAAACTTCCATCGGTAATTGATACTACTGCCGTAGTAACGGCAAGTATGGCACGGGTATATCGGTCTGGGTCAAATGGTAATATAAAATTTGATACCAATGGGGGAGCAATGTATACCGTTACAGACCCGTCATTATATGATAATGGGACCGGTATATTAGCAGCAGTGGGAAATTCCGACTGGACCATTCAACGAGTATTTACTGATCCCGTAACCAATACGTTGTATGTATACTATGGTCAAAATAAATATGATACATATTTAAATGCAGTTGCTGCCGTCAACACGGACCCCTTTACGGAAGGTGTTGCAACTCAAGAATTTACAATATTTGCAGGATATATAATTGCAAAAGGCAATGAAACTAGTTTGGCATCTGCCGACTCCATGGTTGCTCAAGCAGGATTATTTCGAAATACTTCGGGCGCTAGTACGGGTGCAGGGGCAGCAACTACGGCATTAGATCAACTCACCGACGTTTCCATTATTTCTCCAAGTAATGGGCAAGCATTGGTATATAATGCAGGTGTCTGGAGTAATGCAACCGTTTCGACTTCTTCGTTTGCTACAACGGCATCGTATGTAACCTATGCTAATGTGGCAAATAAACCCACGTTGGTGTCCAGTTCAACCCAAATTAATACGGGATCATTTACTGGATCGTTTATCGGTATATTCAGTGGGTCCACCTTTGGTACCGCGAGTTGGGCCAGTAATGCAACGTCTGCGTCGTTTGCCACCACTGCATCAGCAGCAACGTCTATCACATTTACTCCATCAACAGCATCATTTGCTACAACGGCATCGTATGCAGTCTCTGCATCCGTTGCAAATCAATTTGATGGGTATGTGAACTTCCCAACAGGGCTAGATGTTACCGGATCGTTCGTGGTCACGGGATCGGCAAGTATCACCGGATCGGTATCTGCAACGGCTGGATTTACGGGATCGTTATTCGGGAGTAGTAGTTACGCATTAAGTGCATCTTACGCACCGGGTTCAAGCGCAACGTTCCCCTACACGGGTAATGCGGTCATTAGTGGCTCACTCAATACGTCGGGCAGTATTACAGCGTCCGCAGGATTTAGTGGAACATTATTTGGTACGGCATCATTTGCCACTACCACCGTCACTGCTTCATACTTCTCAGGAAGTGTGTCATTCCCCAATGGATTAATTATCACAGGATCGTTGGTGGCAACGTCGGTGTCAGCGTCAATTATTACTTCGTCCAATATAAATTTGGTTGGATTGGCTGATACCATAAATGTAAATAAAGTTCTCGTTCTTGAAACAGCAACCGGAAAAATCTTTACGACCTCAAGTGTTGGAACCGGCGGTGGTTCTGGTAATGGATTCCCGTTCGTGGGAACTGCCTTAATTACGGGATCATTAATTGTATCGAGTAGTGGTATTAATGTGATTGGGGCGGGTATTACGGGATCACTGTCTGGAAGCGCAACCTCGGCAACATCCGCATCCTTTGCCACTACATCAAGTTACGCAGTCTCTGCCTCCTATGCACCGGGTAGCAGTGCAACGTTCCCCTACACGGGTAATGCGGTCATTAGTGGCTCACTCAATACGTCGGGCAGTATTACAGCATCCGCAGGATTTAGTGGAACATTATTTGGTACTGCATCGTATGCAAATTCTTTCTCTGGATATATTAACTTTCCAACCGGATTAGATGTCACGGGATCATTGACCGTTAGCGGATCGGCGACTATAACGGGATCAATTTCTGCAACCGCTGGATTTACGGGGTCGCTGTTCGGGAGTAGTAGTTACGCACTCAGTGCATCTTACGCACCGGGTTCAAGCGCAACGTTCCCATATACGGGTAATGCGGTCATTAGTGGCTCACTCAATACGTCGGGCAGTATTACAGCATCCGCAGGATTTAGTGGAACATTATTTGGCACCGCGTCGTATGCAACGTCAGCAGCCACCGCATCATATTTCTCGGGCAGTATTAGTTTCCCTAATGGGTTAACTATGACTGGTTCACTCAACGTTTCGGGTAGTATCACCGCATCCGCAGGATTTAGTGGAACATTGTTCGGTAGTAGCAGTTACGCAACCACATCAAGTTACGCACTAAGCGCTTCCTACGCACCTGGTGGTAGTGCAACGTTCCCCTACACGGGTGCAGCAGTTATTACTGGGTCACTCACTATCACCGGCAGTGGTATCAACGTTATTTCGGGCAGTGTTTCCGCATCAGCAGTAAGAATTAGTGGTCGAGCAGACACCGCATTAGTATTGACTGATGGTAATGGTAGTTCCATTATCGATACTATAGGAACATCTTTACGATTGCGTAGTCAAGGTGGCAACGGAATTTATACCAACGGTAGTGGGTGGTATCCCGAAGCAAATAATACACTAGAATTGGGAGGTTCATTAGGTGGGCCGTCCGTGTGGAAATCTATTGCAGGAACGATAATTACCGCATCTATCATCAGCGCATCTTCAGGTATTACTGGTTCACTCTTTGGTAGTAGCAGTTACGCACTCTCTGCGTCCTACGCACCCGGTAGCAGTGCAACGTTCCCCTACACGGGGGACGCGGCTATCACGGGATCATTAACTATATCAGGAAGTAGAAATGGTGGATTAATTATATCTGGTGCTAATACTTCTGCCTCGCTGTTGGTAACAAATGGTACCATAATTGGTGTTATAATTCCAAGTAATAATGCAAGTGCTTTGCGAATTGGTACAACTACCAATGCTGATGTTGGAATTATGGTTAATAATTCACAAGCATTTACATTTAATGCATCAATGTTATATCCCGGCTCCCCGTATAATTTAGGAGGTCCGTCAAATAGATGGGGTGCACTAACTGTAAATAATATTTTCTCCAGTGGGTCTATTACGCATACGGGTTCACTCGATATATTGTCGGGTAGTATCACTGTAACCAACGGAGCAATAACAAGTTCACTCTTTGGTACCAGTAGTTGGGCAACCAATACAGTATCCAGTTCATTTGCCACCACGGCATCGTATGCATTAAACGCAACTGCAACATTACCCGCAGGAGTTGTCTCCAGTTCCACACAATTTACCTCACTAACTGCACCGTTTACTGGTTCCTTTACAGGGTCATTCAAGGGTGATGGTACAGGATTAACGGGGGTTACGGCAACCGCATTCCCATACAGTGGAAGTGCAGTTATTACGGGGTCATTAACAGTGACGGGTAGTAAAGACGGAGTAATTATTATCTCAGGGTCAGATTCCTCGGCATCATTGTTAGTATCAGCTGGAGGTTTGTTAGGTGGTATCATTCCTACCGTTGGATATGGTAGTTCATTATCTATTGGTACACTGTCAAATCATAATGTGTCCATTAGAATAAATGGTGGATATTATTATACATTTTCTCCGACCGCACTTGCTCCCGCAGATAGTACATTTAATTTAGGAAGCAATGGTAATCGTTGGGGAACAGGATATTTCAACAATATCAATTCCACCGGTTCTATTACGCATACGGGGTCGTTGAATATTCTGTCGGGCAGTATCAATGTAACCAACGGAGCAATAACCGCATCCAATGTCAATTTAGTAAATATATCCAATACCACCAATGCAAATAGTGTATTAGTATTAGAAACTTCTACCGGAAAAATCTTTACCACCTCAAGTGTTGGGACGGGTGGTGGATCAACGTTCCCTTATACGGGAAACGCCGTGATTACAGGATCATTGACAGTAACCGGAAGTATATTACTGAATTCAGGATCAAATCAGTCGCCGCAGTTGGCAATGACGAGTGATGGTGGTGGAGTAAAATTCAATGTAATTGCCACAGGTGGTTCTGATATATTAAATTTCTTTAATACTAACGTAGGCACAGTAACACTAGCTGGAAGCTATTTGGCACCATATGGAACTGGTGGTGGTGTATCATTAGGTACAAGTAACAATCGTTGGGGAACAGGATATTTCAACAATATCAATTCCACCGGTTCTATTACGCATACGGGGTCATTGAATATCCTCTCCGGTAGTATCAATGTTACCAATGGCGGAATTACGAGTTCACTTTTCGGCACCGCAAGTTATGCAGTATCAGCCTCCTATGCCCCAGGCGGCAGTGCAACGTTCCCCTACACGGGCGCAGCAGTTATTAGTGGATCATTGACCATTACGGGCAGCGCGGGCTTAAATGTCACTGGACCTGCAACGGTTGTTGGAGCATTTCAAGCAACCACCAAGAGTTTCAAAATTGACCATCAACGGTTGTTGGGCAAGAAACTCATCTACGGTGTTGTTGAAGCACCAGAACATTCGGTCATGGTACGTGGTAAGTTGTCGGGTACCAATACCATCACACTTCCAGACGAATGGGAATGGTTGGTAGATCATGATAGTATCACGGTCCATCTGACCTCTATTGGTAGACATCAAGAATTATTTGTACAGGAAATATTATCTGATAGAATTATTATTGGTTCAGATATGACGATCAACTGTTTCTATACGGTACAAGCAACACGTAAGGACGTTGATCCACTCGTCACGGTGGAATAATCTATGGCATACGTAACATTTAGAAAAACCACCGCTCAAGGCGGAAAAGCTATTTCGGTACGAAATGTACCCGGATTTGGCAAACGAATTACGGGACCGTATTATGGCGGCAGTGGTGGAGGACAGACCGGCAATCCATCAACATTTGCCTTTCCATACACCCCACCAACGGGTATGAATGCATATGGCGCAGGATCAACCATCTCAATTACATGGACGACTGCTGCAAATACGGGAACCGTACACACTGTAACAACCGCAGCAGAACTTACGACGGCATTATCGGCATGTGCTCGCGGCGATATTATTAAGGTAATGCCCGGTACCTATACGGGATCGTGGACGCTTCCTGCAAAAGCTGGCACTGGATGGGTATGGATTACATCTGAAGCATGTTATAATAATACGTTTGTCCGTGGGTTTAACTTGAATCCTGAGGGGGCATACGTGGATGGCGTGTGGACAGAGCTAAGCGTGGCTACTCGGGCGGCATTACGGGTTCGTCCAAGTGACGCGGGATCAAGTATGCCAATTCTACAAGGTAATAATGCTACAAATACACAAGTATTCACATCGGCTGCATATACTACATGGGGTGGAAATACCTGCTCAAACTGGATTATTTCTGGATTTGAAATACGTCAGAACCCCAGTGTATCAGATACCGGAACACTGTATGGAATTATTGCACTGGGACAAGATGCAATTTCAGCCGCAACGTTGCCCTCAGACATTGTTATTGATCGTTGTTGGATTCATGCAAAAGATACATCAGACATTCGTCGGCAGATTAGCGCTCAGTGTAAAAGTTTTACGTGTGTGAATTCGTGGATCGAAGACGTTCATACTAGAGATTCAGCTGACAATCAGTGTATTGCTGCATGGGGATCGCCGGGGCCATTTAAGATTGTCAATAATTATTTAGAAGCAGTAGGAGAAAATATTTTATTTGGGGGAAATGATAACCCAGTTGTAGATGGCTCAATGTCACCTAAAAATATTTTGGTTAAGTGGAACTATATTATATGTCCTCTAGATGTGAGTCCATTATCACCAGGATATGCCACCGGCCCTTATGCAAGTGTAACCCCCGTGTTCAAGATGAAAAATTTATATGAACATAAAAACGGTTCACAAGCATGGATTGAAGGAAATGTGTTTGAAGGTTCAATGACCGGTGGCCAAGATGGATCGGGGTTATTATTTCAATCTGTGGCACAAAGTAATACTGATCCATCTGTGGCAGTTCGTGATGTTGCTATACGATATAATCAGTTTAAGAATTTTGCATCTGGAATTTCGATGGCAACTCCAACCTATACATCTCGTACTATTACTAATGCAAGTAATACGACACCAATTGTAATTACAACTAGTACTGCTCATAATTATCAAACCGGTGATAGAGTTCGTATTGAGGGGGTTGTTGGAAATACCGCTGCAAATGTTTCAACTTCTCCAACCATTACGGTATTATCATCTAACACATTTTCTATTGATGGAAGTGTTGGAAACGGAGCATACGTCAGCGGGGGTACATATGGAGTTCGTTCTCGCCAAAAAACAGGACGGTTTGAAATTTTACATAATGTTGCTGTTGGGTTGGGAAGTGATTATACGGTTCGTGGGGCGTCGGCAGGAAAACCAACCATGTTTGGGACAGTTGATTATGTAGACGTTCGAAGATGCACATTTGACAATCGAGGGAATGATGTATATAACAATTCATTTCTTACGGTGGGAAGTGGGACGGGGATTGATACGACAGATCATATGACATTTGATAGTGTTATTGGTCCACGAGGAAACTATGGGATTATAGGTGATTCTGTTAGTGAAGGAAGCTCTACATTAAATACCCATACAACCAATACCACTTGGAATAAGGTGGCATTTTTTGGTAATACTGCAGATACTGGTGGATATACTGGAGCGGCAGCAGATACGCTGTTTAATGCAGCAGATACTGAATATCTTACTGATCCCGCCGCTGGTGATTTTACAGTAAAATCTACATATTCATCAAATTATGGTGCTGATTGGTCTGCGGTGTCTTCTCGTACTGCAAATGTTATTATTCCTGCTGCAGTGGGTCCAGGATCAACTGTTCTTATTGATACAGCAACCGCAATGATGTGGGAAAATTGGACAGTATACGCTAATACCGCAGCATTTTACGCTGATGCACGAGAGCTAAGTGATCCTGACCCGTCATTTGCAACAGGAGGAGCTAACTGTAGATATAACCAAATTAGTTGGGGAAGAAATTTCGAACTTCGAACGGGTTCTA